CCAATAGCAACATTCCCAGCAACTGGAGTTTGTATTTGGGGTCAGAAAACACTTCAAGTAAGACCAACAGCTTTAGATAGAATTAATGTTAGAAGATTATTAATTACACTTAAGAAATTTATTGCAAGTTCTTCTAAATATTTAGTATTTGAACAAAATACAGTACAAACAAGAAACAGATTCTTAAATATAGTTAATCCTTATTTAGAATCAGTACAACAAAGACAAGGATTATTTGCATTTAGAGTACAAATGGACGAAGCTAATAACACACCAGATGTAATTGATAGAAACCAATTAGTAGGTGGTATTTATTTACAACCAGCAAAAACAGCAGAATTTATAGTACTTGACTTTAACATAATGCCAACAGGAGCAACATTCCCTGCATAAAAAAAAGAAAAGAATTATATTTATAACTGAACAAATAAAAACAAATAAAAGATGGCAATATTAGATACAAACCAAATGATGTTTACAGCATTCGAACCTAAATTACAAAACAGGTTTCTAATGGACATTGATGGAATACCAGGATACCTTATTAAAAAAGTTGGTAGACCTAATTTTACTACAAATACTGTAGTTCTTGATCACATTAATATTAAAAGAAGAATCAAAGGTAAAGCAAGTTGGGAAAATATCACATGTGATCTTTATGACCCAGTAACACCATCAGGTGCTCAAGCAGTAATGGAATGGGTTCGTTTGTCACACGAATCAGTTACAGGTAGAGATGGTTATTCTGATTTTTATAAAAAAGATGTTAGGATTCAAACATTAGGACCAGTAGGTGATATTGTTGAAGAATGGATTTTAAAAGGAGCATTTGTGGAATCCGCTAACTTTGGAGATATGGATTGGAGTTCAGATGCACCAGCAAATATTTCAATTACTATAGCAATGGATTATGCTATCTTAAACTTTTAATACATTTTTAATTTATATAAGAAGAAAGCGCCTTTTTGGCGCTTTTTTTATTTTACATATATGTATATCTGAACTAGTTTTAATAAATAAATAACGTTATGACAAAACACACACAATTTCCGGCTGAAGAAGTTACATTACCATCAAAGGGTTTAATTTACCCTAAAGACTCCCCCCTAAGTAAAGGAGTTATAGAGATGAAGTACATGACAGCCCGTGAGGAAGACATCCTTACAAACCAAAATCTTATAAAGAATGGTACAGTAATAGATAAACTATTACAATCTTTAATACTAACAGATTTTAATTATAATGACTTATTATTAGGGGATAAAAATGCAATATTAATTGCTGCTCGTATATTGGGGTATGGAGCAGAATATAATTTTAATTATAAAGGTGAAAATCTTGAAGTAGATTTATCTACCCTTAAAGATAAATTAATAGATGAATCTTTGGTTAAAGATGGTAAAAATGAATTTACATTCACTTTACCTACAGCTAAAAAAGAAATTACTTTTAAACTTTTAACTCATGGAGATGAACAAAAAATCACTAAAGAATTACAAGGTCTTAAAAAACTCAATAAAGAAACTTCTAATGATTTAACTACAAGGTTAAAACATACTATTATTGCTGTAGATGGAAATACAGATATTAAAGTTATTAGAGATTTTATAGATAATGAATTTTTAGCAAGAGATGCAAGAGAATTTAGAAAACACATTAAAGAAATCCAACCAGATGTTAACATGTCATTTGAACATGAAGACAGGAGAGGGAATCCTATTACGATAGATATTCCGGTGGGTATTCAGTTTTTTTGGCCTGACGCCTCAATATAGGAATATCCTATTTACCCAAATACATGATCTGGTGTACCATGGTGGTGGTGGATTCCTACATTCAGAGATATACAACATGCCAATTTGGATGAGATTATTTCATACTCAGAAAATCAATGAATGGAATAAAAAAGAACATAAAAAAATGGAAGAAGCTAAAAATGGAAAAACTTCTAACTCAAATAAAGTACAAGGACCTAATATAAATCCTTCTTCAACATACAATTTTAAAAAGTAAAGGTATCGCAGATACCTTTCTTTTTTTCATATTTATATATGATAAATAAACCATACTATGGAAGAAGGAAAAGATAAAAAACCTCTTAGAAGTAAATATACAAAAGAAGAAAAAGCTTATAATGAAGAGATAGTAAATTCACTTAGAGAGCAAAATATGCTTTTGTCAGATCAGGTAAATCTTAGAAAAGAAGCTAAAAGTTTAGCTGAAGATCTTCTTACTGACGCTAAAGAAAAATTAGAGATGGACAATGATATTGTCCGTAAGGAAGATGATTTAACAAAAAAGATAACAGAAGGAAGAACTCGAGAAAAAGATTTAGTATTTGAAATAAACCAAGCAAAAAAATCAGGAAATACAGATGCTGCAGGTATATTATCTGAATTATTACAAGACCAACAAAATTTAAATGGAGCAACTCAACAAGAGCTTGTAGACAGACAAATTATAAATGATGAATTAGGGGTTATGGATAACCTTATGAATGCATTAGAAGATATTCCTTTTCTTAATGAATTTATAGAGGGGGATGAGGCTATCCAGGCTATGGAAGATTCTATAATAGAAGGAGGAACAGCATTAGAAGGATTACTTGGTTATGCAAAAGACAATGCTAAAGAATTTGGATTATTAGCAGGTAAAGCCTTTTTACTTACACAAGCCCTTTCTGTAGGTCCCTTCCTTATGAAATCTATGATGGAAGTTAGTGAACAAACTTCTAAATTTTCAAAAGACTTAGGATTAAGTGCTAATGATGCTTTAACCTTAAGAACTAGAATGGGTTTAATAGCCCAAGATGCTGGCAGCATGGCAGTAACTACAGCAGACACAACAGAAGCCTTTAATAATTTAAATGCCCAATTTGGAACTGCTTCTACAATGTTAAGAAGTGATATAGTCATGGAAATGGCTAGATTAAATGAATTAACTGGTATGTCAGCAGAATCACAAGGAAGATTTGCTTCCATGGCTATGAGAACAGGTAAAAATGCAGCAGTAATTACTAAAGAAGCAAGAGCAGCTGTAGTAGCAGGAGAACAAGAAAGGGGAGTCAGATTAGATATAAATAAAGTATTAGATGAAGCTGGACAAGTAACAGGAGTAATTGCAGCTAATATGGGTTATAATGTAACAGCAATAGCCAAATCAATTGCAGTAGCTAAACAGTTTGGTGTGACCCTCCAAGATTTAGCTGGTATTAGTAGTAACTTGTTAGACTTTAATTCATCTATAGAATCAGAATTACAAGCAGAATTATACACAGGAAAACAATTAAATTTAGAAAAAGCTAGATTAGCTGCATTAACCGGTGACTATCAAACTTTAACTAAAGAGATAATGAATAATGTAGGTTCAGAAACTGAATTTGCACAAATGAATGTTATTGCTAAAGAAAAAATGGCAGCTGCTTTAGGAATGAGTGTTGATAGAATGTCTGATTTAGTTTATCAAAATGCAAATCTAGCTGAATTAGCACAAGAAGCAAGAGATAGAGGTGAAGATGAATTAGCTGATAGTTTAGAAAAACGAAACGTTCAACAACAACTGACTGACTTACAAGAAAAAATGGCAGATATAGCTGTTACTTATTTAGCCCCAGCATTAGATGTAGTAGCAGGTATTATAGGATATATGGCAGATAATTCTTTTGTATTATATGGAGTATTAGGTTTAATGGGAGCATTAAAATTAGGTGGTATAATTACAAGTGTTTTAGGTTTAGCTGGAGCTTTAACATCTGCAGGAGTAGCAGGTGCGGGAGTTGCCAGTGCTTTAACATTAGGTATTGGGGCTGTAGCTATTGCAGGGGGAATTGCCCTTATTGTGAATTCTATGTCAAAAGCTAGAGATCAAGAAATGGCTGCAATTCAAGATGGTATAATTGAACCTGGTGGAGGTTTAGTAGTAAGTGGTCCTAAAGGATCAATTTCATTAGACCCAAATGATTCTATAATAGCAGGAACTAATTTAGGAGGTGGAGGTAAAAATTCAGAAGAGCATAACAAAAAACAATTAATGTTATTACAAAAAATACATGATGCAACTGTAGCATCTGCCTTTGGGGGAGTAGGAGTAATAGCATATAGTGCATTTAATGCAGTAAAAAAAGATAAACATTACGAAACAAAATTTAGATAAAATTAAAAAACAAAATTATGGGATTAGAAAACATGAAATCAAGGTATGATAAATCATCAACCGCAACACAAACAGAACCTTTTCAATCAGCTGAAGAAGCTTTAGCAGGAGCAAAAGTAGGACAAACAGAACCAAATACAACTAATTATTTTCAAACAAATAACACTCTTTCTCCTTTTGACGCACAAAAGTTAGCTAAAGAAGACCAATTAGTTAAATTAACAAAAGACCAAACGGTAACTAGTGCTATGAGTACCCAAATTTATAATCCTTCAGAATATACTCCTTTAAATTTACCAGGAGGAGATCAAGATCTTGATCTTGGGGTTAATTCAGCAAATTCAATTACAGGTCAACGTGGGGGAAAATATGATACAAATGGACCTCATAAACAACAATCGGGTACTACTCGTGGATTATAATAAATAAAAATGGGGCTACAAAATAAATTATATAATTTTCCAAATAACCCAGCAAAGGGTCCAGGAGGTAAATCTAAAGAAATAGGATTTAACTGGCATGGATTAGATACTCCTCCTTTAGTAAAAAGAATATCATGGGACACTTCTCGTAGAGACGCAAACCCAACATTTAAAGGAGTAAATTCAGACCATAACCCTACTTTTGGAGTAATAGATAGTTTTGTTAGAGGAGGCTTAAAAGCAGCTGGCAGTAGAAGGTTAATAGATGCTGAACGTATTTTTAAGTTTTATCTGTCTCCTAATGGTATTCAATTTTTAGCTAAAGAAGCTATATTACAAGCTTTAACCCCTGTAAAACCTAAAATTTATAATTTAGGAGTAAATACATTAGCTTCTGTAGCAGCAGCAGGAATAACAAACATAAAAAGAGGAGGTTTATTACCTAACTTAGGAGGATCTTTATTTAAAGATAAAGATACTTATCTTTATAACTTTGAAGAAGGACAAGAAACAAATAATGATACAGGAGCTATAACGGGGGGTAAAACAAGAGAAAGAAAATATGGATTAGGTTCATCCGCAACTACTCCTTCAGGGTTTATGGAAAAAGTATTTGGATCTAATCCATTTGCTAAAAAAGGTGAAGAGGGATATGCAGTATCTTTAGATAATAGTATAACTAAAGTTGACAAACTTAACTTAATGAATATTGTAACATTAACAGATAATGTATTAGACCCAAAAGATTCATTATATGGTGAAATAGAAGATTTTGTTAAATTTAGATTTGAAGTAGTAGATC